CGTGCCGTTCTGCGACACCGTCGCCGTCCACGTGCCGTCACGGGCCGTCCGCGACGAACCGATGGCGTTGAAGGCGTCGATCTCGGACGGCTTCAGATCCTCGGCGCGCACACGCGAGCCGCAGAAGAACGTTTCCCGCAGGAGCGCCGGCTTTGGCCGCACGCGCTCGCCCTCGGGATACGTGAACGCGCTCTTCTCGTTGTAGTCGGGGTTCTCGCGCGGGGCGCTGCGCTCCGCGAGCAACTGCAGCGCAGACGTGCCGGGGTTCGACGCCTGCAGCGCCGCAAGCTGCGCGGCCTGCGCCGCCAGCATCTCGCGCATCTCCGCGATGATATGGATCTGGTCCTGTTCCTTCGCCATGTGGCTCCTCAAGCGAGAACGGAGGCGCGGCCCATCCGCGCCCCCCGTCTCAGGTGTTAGTCGAGCTGCAGGAACACGGCGCAGTTGGAGCCGTCCACGCCGGTCTCCATCATCGCGCCGATAACCTGCGTCGCCGTGGCCGCGCCGTCGATGACGACACAACCGGCCGCCGTGCCGGGCACGACCACCGCGAGGCCGACACCGGGCGTGCCGGCCGTCAGCACCGGGGCCACGCCACGGGTCTGAATCCAGCAGTATTCGTTCGCCAGCGCCGGCACCACCGCGACACCAACCACCGCACCCGTGAGGGTCGTGATCGGCGACTGGATGACGCCCTTGTAGGCGTTCGACTGGAAGCTGCACCGCGAGGACGTGGTGAGCGCCACGTTGAGGGGTTCCGCCAGCGTCACCACGCAGGTCGCGGACGCCGCAGCGGCCGGGTGCGAGGAGATGCGGTAGGCGTAGCCGTTGCCGGGCGCGATCGCGACGATCAGGTAGCCATCGGCATACTGGTTTTCGGTCACGGCGTTGGTCGCGCCGAGCGTGACCGTCACCTGCGTGGCGCCGATCGCCGCCGCCGCCGGGGTCATGGCCTTGTGGGTCGTGACCTGCGCGGGAGCCTGCAGCACGTTGCCGGCCACGAGATTCGCGGCGCCCGCACGGGCATACCGGAAGATGCGACCGTCCGTGGCTTCGATGCGCTCGCCGAGGCGATGCACCTGGGTCGCGGACGATTCGTAGAGATCGAGGCCAGCGGCCTGCACTCCGCCTGAGAATGACGACATGTTCTGGGCTCCTTGGTTAGCTGATGGCCGTCACGACGCCGAGGCGACGCGAGTTGCCGGTGCCCATGTTCGCCATCGTGAAGAGCTTGTAGACGATGGAGAGCTGATTGCTCGGCTCCACAGGGTCTTTCATCTTCATCCACGCGCCCTTGAGGTAGGCGATCTTGAGGAACTTGGGGTTGAGGAAGTAGGCCGACGCGGACGGCGTGCAGTCCTCGTCGTAGAACACGTTCGCGCCCTTGAACTTGAGCGCGTCGTTGGAGAAGCCACCGTTCACGCCACGGCTCTTGGTCGAGTCGCTGTTGAAGCGTTCGTTGGTGGTCAGCGTGCCCTCGTAGCCCTCGAACACCGTGCGCGAGGTCAGGACCGAGGTCGGCGCGTGTTCGGTGCCGCCGTTGCTGCACTGGTTGTAGACCGAACGCCACGAGCTACGGACGTTGTCGAACGCCGTGGTCGTCTTGGTGCCGGTGGCCTGCTTCGAGCGCCAGAACGCGTAGGTGGCGCGGTTGATCTGGCCCACGGTGCCCGTGGTCGGATCGGTCGGGATGAGCTTGCTCAGGCCCTCGATGTTCTTGCCGCCGTTGCCGGTGCCGTCGCCATACGCGGCGCGGTTGATGTCGGCAATGTGCGAGTCCTTCGCGTTGTTCAGCTTCTCCTCGATGTAGTCGAACTTGCCGGCGCTGGCCTGCGTCCGCAGCTTTTCGAGGTCCGAGAACACGACGGTGCCGGCGTGGGTCTTCCACTCGTAGCGGGCGCAGTCGAACACGTTGATACGGGTCGTATCAAGCGTCTCCATCTCGTCGTAGCTCTTGAAGGTCGAGTTCTCCGCGAATTCCACCGGGAACTCGATGAGACGCCCGCCATCGGCTTCTTCCTTGAAGCCCTTTTCACCGAGGGCGTAGAACAGCGCCCGCGACGTGAAGATGTTGTCATTCGGCGTCGAGCCGATGACCTTCTCCCACGCCGAGGCGATGAGCTGGCCCTGATTCACATCAGCCATGATTCACTCCGGGTCTACCCCGCCATTTGCTGGCGCATCGCTTCCGCGAACGTCTTCGGGGCCGGCAGGCCCTGTGCGGGGGTGCGGCTCGGGTTGGTTGTGCCCGCTGCCGCCTTCTGCTGCATTTGCGCCACGACCGACGAGCGCTCGGTGGCCGAGAGCTTCGGGAGCACGTGATGGGTCAACACGTCCGCGTAGGCATCCGCTACGCCGTAGCCGTGCTGTTCCATCAGCCCCGCAATCTCTTTGCGGTATTCCGTGAAGTGCGGTCGCTTGGACCACTGCGCGAACGTCGATTGCGCCCACTGCTGAGCATTCGCCGCGATCTCGGACCGCATCTGCGCGGCCTGCTGCTGCGCGGCGAACTTCTGCAACGGCTGGATCTGCTGCGCCATCTGCGCCTGCGACCGGCGATCTCGCCAGTCGAGGAGCTTCTGCGCCTGCTGCGCGCTGTAGACGAGCGTGCCGTCCCCGGCCTGCAAGTCTGGTTCGGGCATGGCTTCGGCCTGCGCCTGCGCCTGTCCCCGTCCCGCCCCCAGCCACCGCGCCGCCGCCGATTTGATCGACTGCGCGTGGGCCGGATCGCTCTGCGCGGCACTTTCGATTTCCCGAAGCAGCGTCCCCACCGGATCACGCGTGAAGTCCTGGTAGAACTGCGTGATGACCGGCGCGGCCTGATCCGGAATCGCCTCGGCCCACTTGTAGCGGCCGAGCGTGCTTTCCAGCGTCTTCGCTCGCTCGTTGACTTCCCGGAACCGCACATACGGCACCGCCTGGCCCTCAAGGGGGTCAGGGATCGTCTGTGTGGCACTCTCCGTCGCGGCCGGGGCCGTCGCTAACGCGGACGACTCTGCGGAAGGTGCGCTTGCACCCGCCGGCTCTGACGATGCGGCTGACGGCGACTCAGCCGAGGCACTGCCGCCGGAATCACCCGACGACATTGCACTCATGACGCCCGAAAAATCATCGCTCATCTGTTCGTGTCCCTACGCCGTGTAGCCCTGATGGAACCGGAGCTTGCACCGGCACTTGACGAGGATCTGCCCGCTCGTGACATACGACTGGCAGCCGTCCGACAGGCCCCCCTCCCAACAGTCGTTGCAGAACAGGGCTTCTTTCAGGCCGTATTTCACGAGAATTTTCCGGTATTCCCGGAAGGCCCGCGCTTCGTCGGCCGTGAACACGAGGGTCGGGACAATCGCTGGAGCCCCATCAGTCCCCAGGATCGTGCCGACCGTCTTTTCGATTTCCGCCATTACACCCACCTCGACGTGTGCGGCGAGCGGTCGCCGTCAGGCGTCCCGATGTGCCGCACCGAATCCACGAGCCCCCGCTTTTCCATCTCGCGTCGCCGCTCCGACTTGCTGTAGACCGTCACCGGCTCATGGCCCATGTTCTCGATGGTGAGCCCGCCCGGAATCGAGTCCTGAAACACCTTGAACGACGGCCGGCCGTGTGGGCACATCGGCCAGTCACCGACCTGCAACTCGCGCCCGCACTTCTCGCAGAGGCAGTCGCTCACTGCACCGCTCCCGCCATACCGGCGCCGGGGAGCATCCCCGTCTCGTTGGCCTGATGCTTGTTCAGCGGTTCCGCTTCGGGCTGCATCCCGCCGTGTTCGGTGTTCTTCTGCGCCTGTTCGGCCTGCGCTTGTGCCTGAGCCACCAACTGCGTCTGTGTCGCGACCATCTGCGCCTGCTGCAACGCCTGCGGGCTGATCTGGATGCCGCCCTTGGCGAGCACTTCGAGCACGATGGCGAACTGCGGCGACGCGGGGTTTAGATCTTCGCCCTTGAACGCGAACGACGGCGTGGTCGGCGGCGGCTGCGCGGGCTGCGGCTGCTTGATCATCTGCGCCGGGTCCGCGCCGATCTTGCGGAACGTGCGCGTGAGCAACGCCTGCTCGTTCACCAGCGGGTCTTTGCGGAAGAACTGATATTCGTCGAGCGCCTGCTTCTTGTCCCACGCCGCGTCGAGCTGCAGCGTCGAATCCGGCTTGGCGTTGTAGGCGAAGCGGCCCTGAATGGCCGTCTTGTCCCACGACTGCAACGCTTTCGCGCCGTCCGGGCCGACGACTTCGACATAATCGGGTTCGTCCGCGAACAACTGGATGAGCGCGCCGAGCTTCTGCACGCCCGCCACGAACCACCGCGCCACCATCACCTGTTCGCGCTTCATGCGCGTCTGGGTGGCGCTCTGCTGGATGCTCGCCTCGGTCGCCGTCGTCTTGCCCTTCGACGAGACGCCCTGCTGGTTCGAGCCCATCGCCCAGAGTTCTTGAATGTCTCGGTCGATGTAGTCGTTGAAGGTGAAGTTCTCGCGGGGGAAGCTGGCGCGGCGAATCTCGCCCATCGCCGCCTGCGCCGTCCCAAAGCCCGGAATCGGCACGAACTCCTGAATATCCCCAGACGCGATCTTCTGCACCTGATCGACGGAATACTGCGCGGGGTCGTAGCCCACAATCGGCGCGGTGCGCTTGCGCTGCGTCACCATGTCCGTGCGGCCCTTGCCGAGTTCATCGACGAGGCCACGCGACATGCCGACATCCGACATCGGCACCGCCTGATCGCTCACATACCGGAGCGTGAGGATGTGGATCGGGCTTCCGCGCATCCCGCCGACGAGACGACCGTTCTGCACGGTCTGATACGGCGACTGGCGGGCCACGACCGGCGCGTCCATGCCGTCAATCCACACGATCTGGCCGTAGAGGTCGCCATTCACGACGTCCTCGTGATAGCGGCTCATCTGATACCAAATCTCGTAGCCGCAGACCTTCTCGCCGCCAGACGCCTCGATCTGCAGGTCGCCCTTGATCCGCAGATCCTCGTCGCTCTTGGCGGGCTTGAGCTGGTCTTTCTCGACGCCGTAGGTGCGTGCGGCGAGCGCCAAGTCGGTCTCAAACCGAAACCCGAGCCACGGAGCCTTATCGAAGTCCGCGCCGTGGAAGTCCACCGGCACGAGCAGTGACTTGATCGGAATCCGCTCCCAGAAGTAGCGTTCGCGGACGATGTTCGGGACCGGCACCTGCGTCATGGCCGGCTGGCCGGTCATCGGATCGACAATGGGCTGGCCCATCGGGTCCATGACGGGCTGATCGACCATCGCCTCGCCGTCCTGCTCGACTTCGTAGCCGATCTTCGAGGCGCCGATACCCGCCGGGCAGAGCACATCGAACAGCACTTCGTCCATCAGCGCCCCGGCGTTGATCTCGTCGGACGCGAGCTTGCTGTTGAGAACGGCCTGAAAGAGCGGGATGGCGGCTTCGACGTTCGGCTGCTTGGCCGTCAGCGTGACTTCGGGCACCTGGAAGAACAGGAGCGCCTTTTTGTTCTCGACGTTCGAGTAGTCCTTGGGGACCACGATGGTATCGGCGGCGGGCTCCCCGTCAAGGGTCTGCCCGAGATACGCTTTCGTGTTGTTGTCCCACTGGCGCTTCTGGGCAAGGTTCGCCCACCACGCCTTGGAGCGGTCGGCTTCCTTCTTCCAGAACTCGAATGAGCCCGGCCCTTCGGCCGGCAGGGAGAACGGGGTATCAGCCACGTGCCGTTAGTCTGGCAACGTGTCAACCATCCGTCACGGTAACGAGTTACGACCGTTCGGCGCGAATCGTGAGCTTGAGCACGGTGGCGACGGCGTAGAGGTTGTCGAACGCCACGGGCTTGCCCCGGAGCATGTTCCAGAGCGTCTTCGACGACACACCCGCCCGGAACGCGATCTCCTCCTGCGTCAGCCCGGATTCGAGATACGCCGCCCGCAACGTTTCCCGCACCGTCATGCCGACCTCCTGACCGCGTGAGCCCCCAGCCGCCGCTTCCGCCCCGCCGCCGCCCGTGCTTCCGCCACCAAGGCCCCCACCGTCCCCGGCTTCGGGGCGGGCTTCTCCGTCGAGAACACCGTGGGGGCGGGCCGTGACATCAGCCCGTAGCGCAAGGCGTCCGCGCCGTGGTCGTCGCCCTCGGTGTCCACGTCGTCGGGCTTGTGCTCGTCGCTCACCAAGGCCGGGAGCGTCCGCACGAGATACCCGCACGCCGGGCGGATCACCAGCCAGGGCTTGCCGTCCGGGGCTGGCTTCAACCAATGACGGACCCGCTGCCAGCCGATTTCCCGGTCGTGGTTGGCGGGCTTCAAGGGGACGCCGTGCTTGGCGAAGGTTTCCGCCATCGACTCCCCGATGTGCCCCGTCTTGTTGAACATCGCCGGGTCAGCGGCGGTGTAGCGGACCTGACAGCCCAAGGCGAGCGTCTGCCGACGAATCTCGGCCGCGACATCCGCCGCAATCGTCTGCCGGAAGACGTATTCGTGGGCGACATACAGCCGGCCATCGGGCAAACACGCCACCCAGTAGCAGACGCCGGGCGCGTTGTAGCCCCAATCCAGACACCGGAACCACTGGATGTCCGGGTCCACTTTCCCGAGGTCCGCGACGTGCAGATCGCGCCGAAACTCCCCGAAGAACTGCCCCGCGATGACGTCGAAGTCGCCGTCAAGCATCTGACGAGCACGCTCGGGGCCGTAGCCCTGCAAGCGGCGGGCATACTTGGACCACGTGCCGTCCGGGTCCATGTAGTAAGGGTTGTCCCAGAGCTTCGACGAGATGAACGCCCACTCTTCCGGCTGATACCCCTCGTGTTCCTCCGGCCCGACCGCCCGATCAATGAAGAACCGCTTCAGCCACAACGTCTGCGCGCCGCCAGGATTCGACAGGCACCGGAACATACACAGGTCGCTCAAGGTAGACCGCAGACGGGACTGCACGCCCATC